ACAGCGGGCGGGTACTAAGCATGCCAACCTGAGAGCCGTTCTGCTGTGGGTGGCCAATCTCAATATTAATATAATAAGCAGCCATCTGTTGAATCTGCGTAAGACAAGTCGGATGCGTAGCCCAGACAGCATGTTTCCATGCATAGGGGATTAGGTTCTGGGTCATCTTTGCTATGTCGGCAATGACAATCAGATTAGCAGTAGTTGAATTCAATGTAACTAAAGCCGGTGCATTGAGGATGCCCAGAGGCATAAGCTGAGCGGCGCCGGAGCCTTGGAGGAAAGCATACTCGGCGTACCATGCTGCAGCCTTACCAAGGAGCTTAACTATGTAGTCCTCGCCTCTAGGGCCGATATCCTCCAGCCACTGGTTAGCGACTACCATGTAGCCAAGAAGGTCCCAAGCCTTTAAGCTCATTTGCCGAAAAGTAGGCTCCGTCTCAGTAGCTGCTTGAGAACTCCCCCACTTGAACTTTATCCCACCAAAGTAAGGGGCTGTACCAGCGCTCTGGACTGTTTCAATATCGACCTTGGGACACTGCTCCTCCGCTGACGCCATAGGCACAACGTTAGCGCGGGGATAGATAAAGGACTCTTCGCTAAACGCCTCCAGGATCTGGAGCGTAAAATCCGGAGGTACAAGATAGCCGCCGGCGCTACCCGATTCCTCGCCCATGGCTGCCTTGATGACACCGCTTGTCTTGCAGGTTTGGTAGCCTGTCTGGTAGACCTTATTCAAAGTACGAAGGTCCCTGGCTTTAATCGCCTTCAAGAAGCCGATAACTGAGCGTTCCTCTTCTTTAGACGGAGCTGTACTTGAACCGCCTTGGGGTGGCTTCCGATCAGGGGTCTCTATTAAGGCCCGATAGCCCGGTCCAGGAATTCTGCCTACTTTAACAGCCATAGTTAGTTATCCCCTCCCTTTAATCGACCCCTACTCCAGGGCTAATATCTACTTTACCGAAGTAGATGAGTAAACCAAGAGCGCTGGACAGAGAAGAGGGTTCTTCCTCAAGTTGGACGAGTAAAGGCAGTCACTTTGCCGTTGATAATCGTAATACTGCCCGTCGTACCGTTGCTTGTAATCTTCTTGAGCGTATGGATATGCGTAACCGTCAGCGTGCTGCCGATGTTAGCCTCGGTGCGTGTAGAATTCTCCGTACTATCAGCAGGTAGTTGAATTGGATCACCTTGAGAAATAGCCATTCTTAACCCTCCCCCTTCTTCTTAAGACCACGCCGGCGAACTTCCTCTTCAAGCACGCTTGGCGGTAAATCTTCTAGACATTTTTCATCCGCTGCAGTTAGCGCCTCTAACAACTGCTGATCGGATACTATACCGAGCGCCTCAGCAGCGCGGGCTAACTTCTCCAGCTTTTTGCGGTTAGCGGCCTGGGCCATCGCCCGGTTCCTTTCCCTTTTAAGCCGTCTAGAATCGCTTAGGAGCCCCCGATCTGCTCCTAAGCCGGGTTATCCCCCTTACCCTAAAGAGATCGGCCCGCTACGGAGCGCTAAGCGCGACCAAAGGGAGCCTCTTAGAGCACCTAAGCCGTCGCGGGAGCGGTAGCGGGAGTAGGGGTAGTAGCCCGGCGCTTAAGCTCGGCAGCTATAGCTTCGGGCGGAGCCTTGGCTATCTCTTCCTTCCTCTTGGCTTCTAGGGCAGCTTTCAGCTCTTCATCGGTGAGAGCATGCAGGGGCGGAACGGCGCTAGAGACCAGCAGGTCAGCCTTGGCCTTTTCTAGCTCGGCTAGATCCTTTACCGCCTTAGTATGCATGCCCTCAACGCGGGTTAACTCTGTCTGCTTAACCTCCACTGACTTAGCCTTGGCTTCGGCCAGGTCTTTCTCACAGGTCTCCTTGGCTTTGGCTAGCTCATCGAGGTACTTTTTATGTTCCTCGATCCTGGTATCCAGCTCCTTGACCTTTTCGTCATGGAGTTCCTGCTCCGTCTTTGGTCTCTCCGTTTTTGGTTTTTCGTCCGACATAAATATCTCCTCTTAACGGGGTATAGTTAAGAACGAAGGGGGTTAGTCCGACGGGACCAAAGAGTAACTAAGCGTTGTATCGAATGCCACAGAGTCCTGCCTATTGACAGGTTTTGGATCCACAATAAGTCTGCCGATGGCAGGTCCCACCGCTGTGGTAACTGTCTCAGGTCTAGAGTAGGCTTTGTCAACGGCCAGCCTAGAAAGACTAGAAAACCTAGTGAAGTCAAGTACTGTCCCAGGTGTAAAAGAACTCTTGCTGTAGCTATGTTCGACGTTGGTAGATTTAACTCTGGGGGTAGACAATCCTATTGCAAAGAGTGCTTTTATAAGCCCAAGCCTGGAGAAACTCAAAGGCGTTGCCCCCGGTGTAGTAAGACATTCCCCCTTACTTCCGAGTTCTTCCATAACTGTGGAACCGGATTCCAAACCTGTTGTAGACCTTGCAATACAGAGCAGGCCCGCGTAGCCAAGTTTCGTGACAAGTTTGGCATAACAGTTGCAGAGTATGAGGCGATGCTTAAGGCTCAAAGACACCGTTGCGCCATTTGCGGCAAGCCTGAAAAGCGCCTCCGTAAAGGAGAGATTACCAATCTTTGCGTAGACCATTGTCATGCTACAGGCCGCCTTGGGAAACTCCTCTGCTACAACTGCAACGCCGGTCTAGGAATGTTCTTCGATAGTCCCAAACTACTTAGAGAAGTACCGTTGCTAGTTTAAGACTACCATCGGGCTAATAACCCAACCGGCCTGATCGGTGATGGTGTTGTTGAGCCATGGTTTGCCGTCGCAGCGCGCAATTACACGCCATGCTAACTGGTTGTTGCGGAATAAGTAATGAGGTGACACATCGATTTGCATTTCCATGCGCATACCAATAACGTAACGGCTCCAGTCTATCAGCATCACATCGCCCTTGGGGCCAACACTACTGCCATTACCGTAAGGCGAGAGCCAGACCAGGTGGCTACCAGCGCCGCCCTGAGCATTGTTGCTAGAGCCGAAGTCGGACATCTGCATCAACTGGGGAACAACCGATTGATGCATAATCCAACAAGCATCGTCCCAGCTACGGATCTGTAGGTGGCTCATCATCGCCGCCACGTCAGCATAGACGAACTTGGCAGTACCTGTATTAGTCCGGTTTTGGACATAGGTAGCCGGAGCATTAAGGACGCCCAAAGGCATCGTAGAGCCGGCGCCCTTACCCTGCAGGAAAGCAAACTCCTTGTACCAAGTAATCGCTTGGCCAAAGAGCTGAGTAAGTAGGGCATCGAGGCCGATACCATTATCCGCCAGAAGCTGATTCGAAGAGACGGTATAGAGCACCAGGTCCCAAGCAGTCCATTCGCTCTGCCGGAATGCCGGTTCCGTCTCACTGATCGTTGTCGCTTCCGGTTGCCAAGTAGCCAGAATACCACCAGAGTAGGGAGAGGTCCCAGCTGCCTGCGCTGTCGTGATATCGAGCATTGGCCATTGGGCCGTGCGCGAATTCATAGGTAGAACTTTAGCGCGCGGCTCGATAAAGGCGTCCTCGGCTGCGATGGTAAGCAGCTCGTTCATAAACTGCGGCGGTACAGTGTACCCGCCCGTCTGGCCGCTGCCTTCCGCCAGTGCTGCTTTACGGATTTCGCCATTGGGAGTCTTGACGACGCGGCCTTCCGTAGCCGGGATAAAACCGAATTCTTTCCTCAGCTGCTCGATGCCGTAATTTTCGTTGAACAATCCCTGCGACGTAGCCATGGCTATGGCGTCTTTATTACCGCTCATAGCTGCTAGCTTAACAAGAGCAGGTCCCATACCTGTAAAGCGCGGTTTGCCATCGGAGCGCTTACGGCAGTACATATCTACCGCTGCTTGAGAGCCGTAAGCTTCTCCCAGTGCCTTTAAGCGCTCCACTGGCCATTCGTCAGCTCGGTGCTGTTGGTAAGGCGAGTTACCGCCGAACAGCACGCTAGCCGGCGGACCGCTATTAGCCGGGCGGGATGCGGCTTTCTCTAGCTGGGCACGCATCTCCTTCATCTCACCCAGCAACGTTTCAATGTCGGTCATTAAAATCCTCCTTGAAGATAAATTCCAAAGTCCTGCTTCCAAAGGAAACCTTTGAAAGTGTGTAGATAAGTAACTCAGCTAAGGGTTATTCCTCAAAATCAAACTTGCCGGAGCTATTGACTGTCTGTGGGCTATTGTGGTCTACCGAGTAACCTTGCCCACCTACCACTATCTGCGGTGAGGCGAAGGGGAAAATGTAGTGGTAGGCCCCGTTGTATTGAGGCAGGTTGTACTGCTCATCCAGGGTCTTCACGGTAGGCTCTGAAGTCCAAGCAGTAGCTGCCGTAGTCTGGATTGTCTCAGCTCGCCCAGGGTCTTTCTTAACTGGGACGTAAGACGTGCTGTTGGTAGCTGGGGAATTAGTAGCAAAGGTATTGCGCTCTAAGATCGTAATATCCGGAGCATTACCAGACGTGTTACCATCATGGGTTCCCCGGAATTCCAGGATCTTGACTACCTGACTGGCAGCAGCTTTTAGGCCGGCTACCGTGCGGGCCGTGGCAGCTGCCAAACTGACAGTGGCCCAGTTTAGCTCAGCTTGCAGAAATGCCATTTTGCGTTCCTCCTCCTTTTGAATAGTTAAATGAAAAAACCCGCCAAGGGACTCCAATTCCCCTAGCGGGTTCCATCACTTAATTCCTCAAAGGAGGAGTAGTGCCGAACCTCCCGCGCACGCGGGCCAACCTTTTAAAGAACCTACCCTATCATTTCTCCTGAAATTGGATATTCACAGTCTTACCAGTGACACCGCCTTCACGCAGACTAATCTCGAAATTGATCTTGCCGGTGCGCCTCAGTTGATTGGATTCATCTAGGTACTTACACACCATGGCCACGACGGCCTCCCTTGCACGCTCGAATACTCCCGGAATACGCGAATGGTCCACTGCCCCAGAGCACCCCAAAAGGACAAATTTGGTTACCTGCCGTTTAACTTCAGACCGGTCATCTGGCCGAACTGACGCTTGAGAGCAGCGAATTCCTGAATTACTTCCGGCGCCAACCTAACGAGCTTTCCGGATTTCGCCTCCGTCGGGT